TCAACTAGCAACTCGTTAGACAAAGGCGGTGATAACTTTAAAAAACTTTATTATGACTCAGACGTCACACGTAGAAACCGCAATGGACAGACTAGCTCAGGATTATATTCTTTGTTCATACCTATGGAGTGGAACTACGAAGGATATATTGACATGTATGGAGCACCTGTCTTCGATACTCCGAACAAACCGGTACTCGATGCGCTTGGCGAAGAGATCGAGCAAGGCGTAATAGAATATTGGAGCAACGAAGTAGAAGGTTTAAAAAACGATCAAGACGGGCTTAACGAGTTTTACAGACAGTTTCCACGCACTGAGAGTCATGCTTTTAGAGACGAAGCAAAACAGTCTTTGTTTAATCTCAGTAAAATATACGAACAAATAGATTACAATGAAGATATAACAAGATCTTCGCTTGTAACAAGAGGTTCTTTTCAATGGAAAAACGGTGTAAAAGACACTACTGTAGAGTTTATGCCCAACAAAAGTGGTAGATTTAAAGTGTCTTGGGTGCCTAAGCTAGAAATGCAAAACAGGATTAGACTTAAAAATGGTATTAAGTTTCCTGGCAATGAACACATAGGTGCTTTTGGTTGTGACAGCTATGATATATCAGGTACTGTTGACGGTATAGGATCTAACGGAGCATTGCACGGACTTACAAAGTTTTCAATGGAAGAAGCGCCTGCTAATAGCTTTTTTTTAGAGTATGTTGCTAGGCCTCAAACAGCTGAAATATTTTTTGAAGACGTACTTATGGCTTGTGTGTTTTATGGCATGCCAATACTAGCAGAAAATAACAAACCAAGATTACTATACCATTTTAAACGAAGAGGTTACAGAGGCTTTTCAATGAACAGGCCAGATAAAATTTACAGCAAATTATCATTAACAGAAAAAGAAATAGGTGGTATACCTAACTCTTCACAAGATATGAAGCAGTCTCACGCTGCTGCAATAGAATCTTATATAGAAAAGTATGTAGGATTTAATAACGAAGGCTGTGGTGATATGTATTTTAATAGAACACTAGAAGACTGGGCTATATTTGATATAAACAACAGAACTAAGTTTGATGCTTCTATAAGTTCTGGCCTCGCTATAATGGCGTGCAACAAAAACCTTTATACACCAGTTCAAGAAAGACAAGTTAGAAGTATAAGCCTTGGAATTAAAAGGTATGACAATAAAGGATCAAGATCTAAAATAATTTAAATAAATGATTAATAAAGCTATAAAGAGTTCTTTTCCCAGCCAAGCTGTGAGTGATGTAGAGAAAATGTCACTAGAGTATGGTTCTAAAGTTGGTAGAGCTATTGAGCACGAGTGGTTTAATAATAAAAACGACTACAACGACAAAAACGGATCTGGCAGATATGGATCTTCAAGAAGAGCTTTTAACTCGCTAAGACTATATGCTAGAGGTGAGCAATCAGTAAGAAAATATAAAGACGAGTTGTCTATTAACGGCGATTTGTCTTATTTAAATTTAGACTGGAAACCAGTACCTATTATACCAAAGTTTGTTGACATTGTTGTAAACGGTATGGCAGACAGATCATACGACATTAAAGCTTACTCACAAGATCCGGCATCAATACAAGAAAGAACTAACTACGTTACTAAAATAGCCGAAGATATGCGGGCTAAGCCTTATAATGATAAGGTTTTAACAGATTTTGGATTAAATATATATCAAACAGATCAAAATAAACTACCTGAGTCTACTGAAGAGCTAGAGTTGCATATGCAGCTTGATTATAAACAAGCTATAGAAATAGCAGAAGAAGAAGCTATTAATAGCGTTTTTGATAAAAATAAATACGAATTAATATCTAGAAGAATTAATAACGACTTAACAGTTATAGGAATAGGTGCTGCAAAAAGTTCTTTTAATAAAGCCGAAGGTATTAAAGTAGAGTATGTAGATCCAGCTGATCTTGTATATTCTAATACAGACTCACCATATTTTGATGACATATATTACGTAGGCGAAGTTAAAGAAATATATTTAAACGAGCTTAAAAAAGAATTTCCAGAACTTACTGATGATCAGCTGCAAGAGTATGCAGGTTATAGAGGTTATAACAATATGGGTTATCAATATAACTCAAAGTCTGATGAAGAAAATAGCGTAACTGTATTGTATTTTGAATACAAAACATATGCTAATCAAGTTCATAAAATAAAAAGAACAGCCACAGGTGGTAGTAAAGCTATAGAAAAAGACGATACGTTTAATCCGCCAAAAGCTGATGATTTTGAAAAAGTAGATAGAGCTATTGAAGTTATTTACGAGGGTGTAAAAGTAATAGGTAGCAAAGATGTATTGAAGTGGGAGCTAAAGAAAAATATGATGCGACCAAAAGCAGATACTACAAAAGCTCAGATGGGCTATGCTATTTGCGCACCGCGAATGTATGAAGGTCGTATTGAAAGCTTAGTAAGTCGCATGACAAGCTTTGCAGATATGATACAGCTTACGCATTTAAAACTCCAACAAGTATTATCTAGAGTAGTACCTGATGGTGTTTATTTAGATGCCGATGCTTTAGCTGAAATAGACTTAGGTAACGGTACTAATTACAACCCGCAAGAAGCACTTAATATGTACTTCCAGACTGGTAGTGTAATTGGTAGATCTATGACACAAGACGGTGATATGAACCGTGGGCGTTTACCTATTACGGAACTTAATTCAAACGGAGGTAATAATAAGATAAGTGCGCTTATAAGCACGTATAATTATTACTTGCAAATGATGCGTGATGTCACGGGCTTAAATGAAGCTAGAGACGGAGGCGTACCAGATAAAAATGCTTTAGTAGGTTTGCAGAAATTAGCTGCAGCTAACTCTAATACAGCAACAAGGCACTTATTGCAATCAAGCTTGTATATAACCCTAACAATGGCAGAGTGTATTGCAATGCGGGTGTCTGATGTTATAGAGTATTCACCAACTAAAGAGTCATTTATTAAAACGCTAGGCAAGTTTAACGTTTCTACATTAGAAGAAATGGCTAACTTGCACTTGCATGATTTTGGTATATTTTTAGAGCTCGCGCCAGATGAAGAAGAAAAAGCTAAATTAGAAAATAATATTCAAGTAGCTTTACAGTCTGGTCAAATATATCTTGAAGATGCTATTGATATTAGAGAAGTGCGTAACATTAAGCTAGCTAATCAGTTACTTAAAATACGTAGAAAAAAGAAACAAGATCTAGATCAACAGCAGCAACAACAGAACATACAAGCTCAAAGTCAAGCTAATGCACAAGCAGCTCAAGCTGCCGCGGCTGCAGATATGCAAAAGCAACAAGCGCTTACAGAATCAAAAGCTCAACTAGAACAAATTAAGTCACAGCTTGAAATAGCTAAAATGGAAAGAGAAGCTGCAATTAAAAGAGAATTAATGCAGTATGAGTTTGAAATAAACATGCAGCTGCAACAAGGTCAAATAGAAATTGCTAAGCAAAAAGATAAGTTCAAAGAAGATCGTAAAGACGAAAGAACTAAAATACAAGCTACGCAGCAAAGCGAGCTTATAAATCAAAGAAAAACAAACGCACCTCCTAAAAACTTCGAGTCCGCAGGGCAAGATAATTTAGGTGGATTTGGACTTGAACAGTTCGAGCCGCGTTGAGAATAAACAATAATTATATAATATTTTATCATGTCAGAACAAACACAAACAATAGAAGAGGTTAAAGACGAAGCAGTAGATCAAGTTGAAACTACAGCTGAAGAACCTAAACAAGAAGAAGTTACTTATAAAGAAAAAACAGAAGACGGTACTTTTAAAGTTGATTTAGGTAAACTTAAAAAATTTCAAGAACAACAAAACACAGAAGCAGATGCCAAAGAAGAAGTGCGGGTGCAAGCACAAGACGAAAAGCCGCAAGAGCCAGTCGCTGAAAAGCCGGTTGAAGAAACGGTCATACAAGAGATAACAGAAGAAGAGCCCGTAGCTAAAACAACTGTTGCAGAACAACCTGTTGTAGAAGAAACAAAGTCAGTACAAGAACAAAGACAATTACCAGAAAACATAGAAAGTTTGGTAAAGTTTATGGAAGACACTGGCGGTAGTATAGAAGATTATGCAAGATTAAATGCAGACTATACAAACGTAGATAACAATACGTTATTAAAAGAATATTACAAGTCAACTAAGTCTCACTTAGATACTAGTGAGATTGATTTTTTAATTGAAGACAGTTTTTCGTTTGACGAAGACTTAGACGAAGATCGTGATATTAGAAAAAAGAAGTTGGCTTTGAAAGAAGAAGTTGCGAAAGCTAAAAAGTTTCTTACTGGACTGAAAGACGAGTACTACAAGGAAGTCAAGTTGAGTTCTAAGTTGTCTAAAGACCAGCAAGAAGCTATTAACTTTTATAACGAATATAACCAAAAACAAACCTCTACCAATGAGATCCAACAAAAGCAGTATAAGCAATTTGAGCAAACTACCAATAATGTTTTTAACGAAAACTTCAAAGGTTTTGATTTTAGAGTTGGAGACAAAAAATATCGGTACAATGTAAAAGATGCTGCTGCTGTGAAGGATTACCAGAGTGACATATCTAATTTCGTTAAGGAGTTCTTAGATGAAAATAATATGATGAAAAACGCTGCTGGTTATCATAAAGCTTTATTTGCAGGTAGAAATATTGATAAAATAGTATCACATTTTTATGAGCAAGGTAGAGCTGACGCTATAAAAGAAACTGCTATAAAGTCAAAGAATATTGACATGGGCCCTAGAACTGCTAAGCCAGTTGTAGAAGCCGGCGGTATAAAATTTAAAGTGTTAGGTGGTGATGATAGTTCTAGGTTGAAATTTAAAATTAGAAAAAAATAAAAACTTAAAAACTTAAAAAATGGGATTTAACACATCTTTAGGTTTAGGTGGATCATTTTCACTTACACCAACCCCAAATCCAGTTGTAAGTAGTAATAACTACATTGACTTTACGTCACAAGACACAGCTGGTTGGGCACAACAATATCTACCAGAGTTGTATGAAGAAGAAGTAGAAAGATACGGAAATCGTACTATCGGTGGATTTTTACAAATGGTTGGCGCTGAAATGCCAATGAGTTCTGATCAAGTTATTTGGTCTGAGCAAAACAGACTGCATATTGCTTATAAGCACTCTACAGCCACAAACAAAGGAGTTACGGTAAATACAGCTGCTTCTAACACTTTGACTATAGGTAGCTTATTAAATAACTCTATTAGAGTGGGTAATACTATTTTAATTACAGACAATGCAACTGGACTTAAAACGCTGCAGTGTTATGTTTCTGCGTCTAGCGGCACTTCTGTTACAGCTTTGCCATACAGACAAACAAACTTAGCTGGTGGTGACGGTACTCAAGTAGCATTTTCAAATAGCGAAGCAATTAATATTTTTGTTTATGGATCTGAATTTGCAAAAGGTACTGACTCTATGGCCGGAGAACTTAAGCCAGAATTTCAACAGTATAATAATAGACCAATAATTATTAAAGATCACTTTAAAATTTCTGGTTCTGATACTGCACAAATTGGCTGGGTTGAAACAACTGACGAGGCTGGACAAGTAGGATTTTCTTGGTATTTAAAATCAGCTGGCGAGACTCGCTTGCGTTTTGAAGACTACTTAGAAACTTCCATGGTTGAGTCTGTAAAATCTGCTGCTGATGGATCTTTAACTACTATTGATTCAGCAACAGGATTTACTGCTGGAAAAGGAGTAGGTACAGAAGGTTTATTTGCTGCTATTGAAACTAGAGGTAACGTGTTTGAAGATTTAGCTTCACTTGGGGATTTTGACTTATTGTTAAAAAATCTTGACAAGCAAGGTGCTATTGAAGAAAATATGTTATACATCAACAGATCATTAGCTTTAACATTAGACGACATGGTAGCTGGTATTAATGCTAACTATCAAGGAGGCGCTTCTTTTGGAGCTTTTGATAACGATGCTGACATGGCGCTAAACTTAGGCTTTTCTGCTTTCCGCAGAGGATCATATGATTTCTACAAGTCAGACTGGAAATACTTAAACGACGCTGCTGCTCGTGGAGGCTTTGGAGATGTATCAGGAGTATTAATTCCTGCTGGAACTTCAACAGTATACGATCAAACACTTGGTAAAAACATGACACGTCCTTTCTTGCACGTACGTTACAGAAGCTCAGCTACTGATGACCGAAGACTAAAAACTTGGGTTACTGGTTCTATAGGATCTGCAACTTACACTGGAGAAGATGTTATGGAAGTACACTATTTGTCTGAAAGATGTTTAGTAGTTCAAGGAGCTAATAACTTCGTGATGCTAAAAGAATCATAATATTAACCTTTAAAAACTAAACAAAAATGGATAAATTTTTATACTTTGCAGAAAACGAAGGAGCTAATGCAACTAGTGAAGCTTCATTATATCCTTTATCTTCACTTAGAGGATTTGATCCTGCTAGTGCCACTACTTTGGCTTTGTTATTTACACCAGTCGCAATTACAGATGTTGCTGCGGGTGATTTGGTAGACAAAGTAGTTTTAACAATAACTTCTGGTACTCACAAAAAAGTGATGCAAGATATTTGTAAAGCTATTAACGCACAAGGTATTGGTCTTGGAGATGGATTTATTGTTATTGCAGACGAAGATAATGGAGTCTTTTGTTCTAGCGATATCAGCGAAGCTGTAATAACTTTAGCTGCATAAACAAGTAAATCAATATAAACTTATGGGCGTCTTTACGGCGCCCTTAGGTTTATTTTTACAAACTATTTAATTATATTATATCATGGAAACAAAAACAAAAAAGAAGTCAAAAAAGACTGAAATAAAAAATATTCCGGGCTGGGAAGTAAAAGACAGGCAATATTATTTAAAAGGCACTAATGAGCCTTTGACATACGTGCTAACATCAAAGTCTACACCTAGAAAACCACTTTTATGGTTTGACGAGGAAAAAGGTTATAATAGAGAAATAAGATACGCTAGTAATCAAAGATCTTGTTTTATAGACGAACAAGATGGTAATGCAATATTAGATCATGTTATATTTGAAGAAGGTGTTTTATTTGTACCAAAAACAAATCAACCTTTGCAAAAACTTTTAAGTTTATATCACCCTAAAAAAGGTTATGTATACGAAGAGAGAGACGATATTGCAGAAGCTAAAGAAGATTTAGTAAGCATCGAGGTAGAAATGGAAGCTTTAAATACTGCTATGTCTGTAGAAGTTGATAAAGCCGAAGCAATACTTAGAGTTGAACTTGGATCTGCAGTAGATAATATGAGCTCTGCTGAACTTAAAAGAGACCTTTACATGTTTGCTAGAAATAATCCAATATTATTTTTAGAACTAGTTAATGACGAAAACGTTGAGCTTAGAAACTTAGCAATTAAAGCCCAAGGCTTAGGCGTTATTAAACTGTCACAAGACCAAAGAACTTTTGCATGGGGTTCAAATGATAAGAAATTAATGACCGTGCCTTTTGATGAAAACCCATACTCTGCTTTTGCTGCTTTCTTAAAAACAGACGAAGGCGTAGAAGTTTTCAAATCAATAGAAAAAAAGCTAAAATAGCGTAACTATTATATGTGGTGTAGCCATCTATAATGGTGGCTATACTACTATAATAAAAATAAAAATATGGCGATTGACGTAAACAAAGTATATACTACAGTATTATCTATACTAAATAAAAAAGGTAGCGGCTATATGACGCCAGACAACTTTAATAAAATAGCTAAAGTTGTACAGCTAGAATTACTCGATAGAGCTTTTTACGAATATAATAGAGCTGTAGCAAAACAAACAGGCGGTAGAGGTGCGCAAGGCTACGGCGATATACCTAGAAAAATAATGGATAAACTTGATCCATTTTGCGCAAACACAACGTTGTCAATAGACTCTACAAATACTTATTTTGAACCACCTGGCTATGAAACAACTATAACAGGTTTAGATGGCACTTCTTACGATACTTTGTCAACTGATATATATGCTACTTTAAGTGTTAAAAAATCTAGCTTAAACGTAGATATAGAGCGTGTAGAAAAATCTAAAATACCTTTTTTGTTTTCTTCAAAATTAACAGCACCATCAGAAACTTTTCCAGTTTATTATTATTCTGAAAACTTGTTGTATGTTTTTCCTAACACAATAACTTCGATTGAAGTATATTATGTTAAAAAACCTCAAGATCCAACTTGGAGTTCTTCTGTAGATACTACAAGCTTTGGCACTCCAGTATATACATATAGCCCTATTGATAGCATTAACTTTATATTACACGCTTCTGACGAACCTGATTTAATATTAGGAATACTTAAATATTTCGGAGTTACAATAAAAGATCCGTTAGTATTACAAGCGGTGCAGCAAGAAGAGTCATCAATAACACAACAAGAACAATAATATGGGATTAATAGGAACAGTTACAGAAGAGAATTATTATAACGGATCTCAAACTTTTATTGCTGACGGATCTACTTCTACTTTTACACTTACATTTGAAACACTTCCTACTGCTAGTCAAGTTAGAGTATATGTTAATAACTCAGAAATAACTACATTTAGTATATCTGGAGCTACTCTTACTATATCTTCTACATTATCTGCTAACGACGTTATTAAAGTAGAATTGTTAGATAAAACTTTCGGTAGTTATCAATACACATCGATCAAAGATATTGTAGATAATTTTATGATAGCATATGTTGGTGATGGCAAACTAATAGATCATGTAGCTAAGTCTGATATTGTGTTTCACGCTAAAAGAGGTTTGCAAGAGTTTAGCTACGACATACTTAAAACAGTAAAATTGCAAGAAGTAGAACTTGGACCTTCGCTTTCAATACCAATGCCGCAAGATTATGTTAATTATGTAAAAGTTTGTTATATAGATAGCTCAGGTATACGTAGAATAATATATCCAACTAGACTTACAACAAATCCAACAGAGCCACTAGTACAAGACGAAAATTACAACTATGTCTTTGATTCAGCTGGCAATGCTGTTGAAGGAAGCTCTATAACAGAAGAAAGATATAAAGCTTTTGACACTAAAAACATATCAGGTGATTTATCATCTGAAGATAGTTTATATTTAAGCACTAATGATTATTTACGCAGCGACTTTGGACAAAGATATGGTGCTACGCCAGAAACTACACAAATAAACGGTTTTTTTACAATAAACGAAAGAACAGGTAGCTTTAGTTTTAGTAGCGACTTGTCTGGCAAGGTAATTGTACTTGAATATATTTCAGATGGTCTTGGAACTGACGCTGAAATGAAAGTAAACAAAATGGCTGAAGAGGCTTTATATAAGCACATTGCATATAACGTTCTAGCGACTAAAAGAAATATTTCTGAGTTTATAGTAAGAAGGTATCAGAAAGAGCGTAGAGCAGCGCTTAGAAACGCTAAAATAAGGTTGTCTAACCTTAAGATCTCAGAGCTTTCTCAAGTTATGAGAAATAAATCTAAACAAATTAAACACTAGTAAATGGCTGAAGATAAAAAATCTTTTCTCCAAGGTAAAATGAACAAAGATATTGATGCTCGACTTTTACCAAATGGAGAATATCGTAGTGCTCAAAACATACAAATCACGACTTCAGACGAACAAGACGTAGGATCTATAACTAATATTAAAGGTAATACTAAAATTATAAATAATAGTAATACACTTATAAGTGATATTTTAGTTAATGATTTATCTCATTACATTGATTTAGAAACAATTGGTTGTTTTTTTGATGAAAAAAATAATAGAATATTTTATTTTGTTACAAACAACGTGTGTCCAAATGTGACCGCTGTTGGTTTAGTAGGAGATGATGATGGTCCTACTATGGCTGTTGATTTAGACAACAACGATTTGCTTTGCGCTATATATCTTCATGATAATATAGATTCAAATACCTCAAGTATTAAAAAACTAGTTTCAGGCTTATTTTTAAATTTTAGTAAAACAAATATAATAACAGGTGTAAACTTATTAGATAACCTATTGTTTTTTACAGACAATTTAAATCAACCTAGAAGAATAAACATAGACACGGCTTTAGCCAATAATGCCTTTTATGACTCTGAGGAAAAAATAAGTGTTGCTAAGTTTGCTCCGTTTATGCCACCTCTTTTGCTAGAACACGAAACAACAACTTACAATCAACCTATAGCTTCGAGTATTTTTGATCAAGGTGGAGTTACTGAAGCTCTGTATGAGCAAGACTTGTATCAAACTAATTTTTACGATGCAGCTACTAGTGGTAATTTAATTGGTAGTTACTTTTTTTATAGAAGTCCGCTTACTACAACAGCATTTTCAACTATTTTATTTGATGAAACTACTAATTTTATATATTTAAACTCAAGTCTAAGTGAAGTATTAGTTGGTTACAATGAAGTTTTTGTTAACACTGTAAGTAATTTTACTACAGATACTTTTTTTAAAATACAACTAAATAGTGTGACAGGTGAAGTTTTAAATACAATACCAACAGGACCTGCTCTTGGCGAAACTACAGACATAACAGAATTACAACCTCAACTAATTGCTAATCAAGGAGATGATTATACAGTAGTAACTAATCCTTCATTTATTCCTGTAGGCCCTACTTCTTCAATGCAAACATTTAATCAAAATAATTTTCCTGAAGATTACTTAAAAGAAAAGTTTGTAAGATTTTCTTATAGATTTAAGTTCAAAGATGGTGAGTATTCTACAATTGCTCCCTTTACTCAGATATGCTTTATACCCAAAACAACAAGTTATAGCGTAACTGAATCTCAAAAAATATTTAAAACAGGATCTGTTCATTATCAAGATGATAATGGCAATAGTGATGGTATGGTAAACAGCATTACAGGTGTAAATTTAAATATTATACTTCCTTCTAATAATCCAAATAAAGACTTTGAAATATCTAACTTAGAAATACTTTATAAAGAATCAGATAATAATTTAATAAGATCTGTAGAAGAAATAATATTAGAAGATAAAAATATAAACGATAGTATAATTAAATACTTATACAAGTCTACACTTCCTTATAAGACACTTCCTAAAGATCAACTGACAAGAGTTTATGACAATGTTCCTTTAGCTGCTTTAGCTCAAGAAGTTGTTGGCAATAGAGTTGTTTATGGAAACTTTGTTCAAGATAGAACTTTACCATCTAGGAAAGATAAAATAGCAGGATTAGATTTTAGTGTAGGTTTAACTGAAAAATTTGATATTACAAACAGTTTTGGTAATGCAGATTTTAATAATTATTATTTACACAAAGAATATCCATTTCACTCTGTAAAACAACGTAGAACTTACGAAGTAGGAGTTGTTCTTTCAGATAAATTTGGTAGACAATCACCTGTTTTAACTTCTAATACTAGCTCAAGTTCAGTAGACGTAAAAGCTAAACCAAACACTTTTCATAGTAGTTCTTGGTCTTCTACAGAAAACTTTATACATTCTTTTTCTCCAGGTAGTCAAGATTATTGCGGAGATGCTTTAAATATAACTTTTAATAGCACTATTACAAGTCCTTATGCTAAAGGCACAATAATACCTATAAATACATTTGCCTCTTCTACAGATGTTTATGATTTTGATTTATTTAAAGCAAATTTTGGTACAGATTTAATTTTAAGCAACGGATCGCCTGGAAGCGCAGGAGGTATAATGATTAACAATTTGTACTTTTATTCTACAATAAATCAAAATCCTGTTGCAGCTGGACAGCCAAACGTTTCTTTAATAATAGGTAATTTTTTATATAAAAATGCTATTTTAACAGAAGTTCAAACTGGTTATAGCGAGCTTTATATAAACACAAACTCTAGCTCTGTAGCTAATTTTTTAAATATATTAAAAGTAAATTTAAACTCTGAAACAGGTGAGATACTTAGTACAGAAGTTGTGCAACAAAGTGTTTTTACAAATAATATTATATTCTCAGGTCAACCAGTGCAACACGCTTTTGCTGGAGAAGCTTTTGAAGGAACTATACTTGGATCTATATCTATTGTAAGTCCAGAACAAACTTCTGTTATTATTCCAAACTTAGGTGAAGTTTATAAACTAATTATAACAAACTTTAATGAAACTGATTTATTTTCTGTAGGTGAATATTTAAAAGGACAGGAAAAAGATTTTGTAGAAATTGTTGGATTTGATCAAGAATCAGGACAGTTTATTATATATTTAGACGGAGCTCCTAGTTTAAGTTATACAAACTTTTTTAACAATGATTCTAGTCAAATAAATTTTGATAGTTATATTTTCTTTAAATATAAAATATCTCCTTACGGATGGTATTCTTATAGAGTAGTTGTTAAACAAACAGAACAAGAATATCACAACGTATACGTACCCAATGTTGTGACTATAGATATAAATAACGAAGGACATAAATCATATTTTCCTATAATTGGAGATAATATAAATAAAATTACAAGAGATATTGAGTTTTCTAATATTCAAGAAACAGGATTAAGTACTAGTAAATCTCAAATATATCCTAAAGTACTACCCTTAACTTCAGCGACTACAGTTAGCGGCTTGACTAGTGTTTTATCAAGATCTATACAAAGCGACAAAGATTTAATTAACGTTATTAGTGTTGGTACTGCAAAAGAGCAAGATTTAAAAGATGAAGAATCTAATGTTTTATCTTTTATATACGAAACAAATAAAAATCCTTTAATAGCTCAAATACCATATGGTAATAGCTCTATAAACATAGGCCAAGATATTACTTCTTTATTTAAAGGTAACGAATATGATTTTGCTTCAAACGCAGCTGGTATTAGTGGCAACACTAGATTAAAATTACCAGGCACTAATATTGCTGTTTTTACTTCAGGTAGTCCTGTTGTTACTATTGGTGATTTTTTGTCTGGAAAAAATACCAATTTAGTTAAAATAGAAGCTATAACTGGAGACGGTACTGAAAGTTTAATTACATGCGATGGAGAAATAAGCGATATATATTTTGATACTGCCGCTACAACTGGAAATAAAATATATAGTTACAAGTATGGTTTGCAAGATAGAATATCTGTTTTTGAAACAAAGCCATTTGAGTCTAAATTAGATATATATTATGAAACTTCTACAGCCGGATATGTTCACGAGTTAAACGAAGCTGTTTCTGTTGTAACAGACGTAGAAAGTGTTTCTTTTATTAATACAGAAGATTTTAAAGAAAGTACTATTTTTTATGACGAATTTGGAACTTTTCAAAACAACTTTGCGGCTACATTAAATATATTAGATCAAAACGGAAGTACTTTAACTCTTGGAGACGGTCCTGGTCAAATAAATGTTGGCGGTGTAGAAATAACACAAGAGATAGGTACTGGGCCTAACGAATTAAGTAGTTTATTTACAGATTTTATTCAACAATCAAATTCTGGAAACTCTACTAGATTTGTTATTTTTAATGATGAAAACACAGCTACTTTTAAATTAAAACCAAGAGAAGGTTTAGGTAATTTTACATATGATCCATTGTTAGAGCCTACTAAATACATATTTACACTTAGAATTACAGTAAATGGAAATAACTCTAACTTACAAGATGAAGTTTTTATTATTAATAATGTTGAAATAAACTTAATAAATGAAGCTCCTGTTATTTCTAGCCCTACTATAGTATCAGCTCAACAAAACAATGATGATCCTACGTTAACGCCAATACATACAATTATAGCAACAAACGCGTCTGCGAGCGAGCAAAACAATACATCAGGTCTTCAGTTTAGATGTAGAGACTTACAAAGTCAATTTATTGAAAATGAAGCTGGAACATTACAAGGTTTTGAAACTATATTTGATCCTCAAGGCGAAGAAATTGTTGAGTTAAGGATTAACAATACAACAGGTGAAATATTTTTAACAAACGAGTTTACAGAAGAAAGTTTAAATGTAAATTTTGTAATAAGAATTACAGACGGATCAGATTATTTTAGCGATGAAAATTTTCAAGCAGGTGATGATGAGCATGGAGGTTTATTCGTAGATCATGAAATAAATTTAACAGTTAGTGATGGTCTTATTGTTTTAAATGGAATACCAAGCCAAGGAGTGCCAAACGTATCTCAAGAAGAATTACCAGGCGGTATAAATATTTTTCAAAACGAAGGATCAACAAGAGTTGCAGTTGAAGATTTTATGTTTAAACCAGAAGTAGATAATCCTGCTACTGGTATTGCATATGGCTCTTATTGGACAACTACTCCAAATGCTCAACAAGTTGAAAATATGCCAAAAAATCAAATTATACTTGACAGTGCTGAGCCTGCTGGTATTGCTTATGGTCCTGTTGGAATATTTTTATGTAGTCAAACAGCAGCTAAAAGTAATGATAAAATGACAACTAGAATTTGGGCATTAAGAGTTATAAACAATATTCCAAAAGTTGTTACATATTATAATGAAACAAGCGCAACCATAAATAGATCAACAAGAAGTTGGTTTAATCATCACTTGTTAAATGGTTGGGGTCATATATTTTGTCAAACATCACCTACTTTTTTAACAGGTGGTGGTGCAGGTACTTCTTCAGTGCCGTTTTCATCTTCTTTTTGTGATATAGATGGTAGTTTAGCTGTAAATCCTTCTTGTCCATATCACCCTGATTATTCTACTAATAACATTTTTAATAACCCAAGCCAAAACTGGCTTTATTGGACACCAGGAAATATGAGTGGATTTTATGGTCATTATGATCCAGATCTTTTAGCAGATAGTGGTTGGATTTTAAATCAACCTGGTACTCATCCAAGATATGGTTCTGCTAACAATAATAGCTACGAAGGATCATTTCCTTATTATAATAATGAAGGAGAAATTGTTCATACAATATCTAAGCCTGAAGATATGAACGTTAGTATTTCTGGTATAAATTTCCTAGGAACAGTGCCTCCTTTTCACAGAGGTGATCCTTTTTTGTTTAAATGTAAAGATACTGTTGTTTTAAATACAGTAGAATACGAAATACTTTATGTTGTAGAAGCTCCTCATAAAATATCTGGCGGTGTTAACGAACAGCCTTTAGAAATGAAAAAAGTGTTTTTATGTAGAAAACAGTAATAATAAGTAATATATAAATAAAATGCCTTTAAGCTTAAAAATAAAATACTTTAACACCTTTATATTAAGAGAAAAACCTTTTATTACAACAGCTACAACAAGCGCTGCGTCATTTGTCGGCACACCTGCTATTTTAGGCGAAAGTAGTACTATTAACTTAACTTCTTCTAACTCTGATATTGCAGTTGGACAAAAAGTAAGTGGGCCTGGTATATTAGATGATGTTAGTGTTACAAATGTTTCTGGTACTGAGATAACTATTAGTGTAGCCCAAAAAATAGAAAAAGGTGTTGTACTTACTTTTTCTTCAACAACTCCATATCCAAGTTCTGGCACATTTCAAAAAGCTAAAAATGAATGGCATGTAGAAGAATCAAGAATTAAAGGTGAGTTTAACGGTAAAACAGTTGATTTTGGTGCTAAAGCTTATACTGTGGATAAAGAATATAGAAAAAATCATAGAGAAAACGCTATGATATATTCTGGTATATATAACTCAAGAACAAGAGTAAATAATACTAATCAATTTTCTATAGGTGAAAGTATAACAAAAGCAGTTGATAGAGCTTACGGATCTATACAAAAACTTTACGCAGAAGATACTAACTTAATTATATTTCAAGAAAATAAAGTTAATGGGGCTTTAATAGATAAAGACGCTATATTTACAGCTGAAGGCGGTGGTTTATCAACAACAGCGAAAGTTGTAATAGGTCAAATAACACCTTATTTAGGAGAGTTTGGTATCGGTAAAAACCCTGAAAGCTTCGCTGTTTATGGCTTTAGAAAATACTTTGTAGACAAAGATCAAGGAGCTGTTTTAAGGCTGTCTAGAGACGGTTTAACAGAAATATCATCATATGGCATGAGAACTTTTTTTAGAGAAAACCTAAAGAATACTACAAAAGCATATGGCATGTTTGATGTACACTCTAAATCTTATATTCTAAATTTAGAATTAAAAAACAAAATACAACAAAATAAACAAACATTTATATCGCCAACAACTGATGTTGTTAGTGTTGGTACAGATAAAAGATCTAATAGCAAGCAAATAACTATAAAATCATTTAATTCTAAAATACAAAAAAACCAATACATATCTTCTGAAAGTTTAAAAGATACATCAGTAAGAGTTGCAAGTGTTAAAAATAAAGTAATAACTTTAACTAAAAGCGCTAATATTTTAGCAGGAGAAACTTTATCTTTTAGATCTTTTATAGACTTTAATAATAATGTTACTAAGCCTTTAGAGAATTTTACAACAATAGGCTTTGATGATAAAGTAAACGGCTGGACTTCTTTTTATACCTTTAATCCCAAGTTTGGTGGTAGTGTTCAGGGTGGTTTTTACACTTGGAATAAAGGTGATCTGTACAAACATCACTCAAGCGTATTAAAAAATACTTTTTATGATAATTTCCAACCAAGTACTATTACTTTAGTAAGCAATCAAAACCCTTCTTTAGTTAAGCACTATCAAACAATAAACTATGAAGGAACTAACAACTGGAAAGTTATAGAAATGTTTTCACCAGCTGAAGATAATGAAAATTATAATGCGTATCAAATACCTGGTAACATTACAGGAACTTATATTGATCAGAACGGTACTATTAAATACGCTGGTTTTTGCCCGCTAGAAAAAAAGTATTTTGCTCAAATAAAAATAAATGATACAACAACAATAACCGGCATAAGCGGGTTAACAACAACTGGTATAAAAGGATTTTTTGCTGAAACAACGTTAGAACATCAACCAGTTAAAAACGACAAATCAATAGATAGAAGTAAACATGCTGAGCTTTTTTCAGTAGGTTTTAATTATGAACAATCTTTATATTAAAAAACTATGGCAGTACCATTATTAGCATCGGTAGGAGGATCTATATTAAAAGGCGGCATTAGCTCTATACTTAGCGGTAGAGCAGCTAGTGACGCTAGAGATAGAGAAGCTCGTTTAATGAAACAAATTGCTGAATTAGAAAAAAATAGACAGGCTATAATAAATCCATTTGGAAGAGCTGAAAGCATACTTTCAAATCCTTTTGCCAACATGCCTGTAGCTACTAGAGCTGCTGAAATGCAAGCTCAACAAACAGATTTATCTCTTGCTAGCACTTTAGACACATTAAGAGCAATAGGAGCTGGCAGCGGTGGAGCTACAGCTCTTGCTAACGCTGCATTAAGCGGTAAACAAGGAGTTGCAGCTAGCATACAACAGCAAGAAGTTCAAAATGCTAGACTAAGAGCTCAAGGCGAAGCTCAACTACAAAGACAACTTTTAGCTGCAGACGCTTCGGGTAAACAATTTATGTTTAAAGCTAGAGAAGAAAGAGAAATGGCTAAACTTGACAGATTATCTTCTTTAGCTAGCGCTGCATCTCAACAAGCTGCTACTTATAGGTCTCAACAATTAGAGGGCTTTGGGCAATTAGCAGGCGGAGTTGGTACAGCTGTCGGCGGTATGTTTGGTACTAAAGAAGTTCCTGCAAAAGATGCTGCTGGCAATGTAATTCCTGGTAAGACAGTAACAGTACCTACATTTGGTCTTAAAAGCTTAATTTCAGCTACTTTGCCTGAAGATGATAACGATTAAAAATAAAAAATAATAAATAAAATTTAAAATGCCTGGACATACTACAAATAGAAGAACATTATCATCTAGAACAACAGCAGGAAGCTATAGAGCTCCTGTACAAGGTATAGTAGACTATGGTGCTTTTGAAAAAGGTTTTGATAACGCTTTTGACATAGAGGCTTTTGACAGAGAAGTGCCTGAGTGGGTAAAATTAGATCAAGAAATAGGAGTATCTAAGTTTGATAGTGGAACAGGTACGCCTGCTACTGAAAACTTTGAAGGTCAAACTGAAAATTTGCATCCTGATGTTGTAGAGCAACCAATGGTTAATACTTATGTTAAAGACAAAAGAGCAAATAAGTATTTAAAAGGTAACGAGGAAGATGAAAAAAGAGCTTTGCAAGATTTAGATTCTTTAAATGATTATTTAACTAAAAAAGGAACTGTTTATACAGCTATTGGTAATTCTGATACATATGATCTTGAATTAAGTAAAAATGCGCCTGTGCTTGACGAAAATGGTGAAGCTATTATATATAAGGGTAAAAACGGTAAAGATGTTAAATTGACTTGGGGTATGATGAACTCTGTACATGGAAAACCTGATGCAAAATACAATAGGCGTATAGAACAAAGAAGTATTAGCAAGGGAGGAGTAGATCTTCAGCCTGTTACAGGTGAAGTTATAACTCTAGGTGAAGGCGAAAACGCGAAAGAGTATTTTATAAATTATTCTGCAATAAATGATGAATATATTAATGAGCACTTTAAAATAAAGTATAATCACGCAAGTAGTTTAGCGGAAGCAAATGAAAAAATTAAAAATCCTAGCGCAAATCAAAAAACAAAATCTACAACAGACGTAGAGTTGCTACCTGGAGATGAAGGATATAAACCTGGATTTAATCAAACTAGGCAAGAAGTTACTGAAACTATATCACCTGATTATTACAATACTCAAAACCAACTAGCTGCAGAAAGTGCTGCAAAAACTTTTAATTTTGACACAGGTGTAAAAGGTATTGGTTATTCTTCCGCTATTAATCAGTTGTTTAACACGGATTTTACGTTTTCACAAGATGTAATTGATAAAATTAAACAACAAATGCCTAGTGATAAGGAGTTAGAAAGATTTAATAATTTTATAAAACAAGATGGTAACACTCTTACTGCAAAAAGACTTAAAACTTATTTAAAAAATAATCAATCATCTAGCCCAGTACTAAAAGGTGCAAACTTATTAGATCTTTATGAAGACGAAGGTGGAAAAATAGGTATTAAAGATGTAACTAAAAAAATAAAAGTTATTGCTTTGCAAGACTGGTATGCAGAGTCTGTGAAATACACTAATGCTCCTGAAGCTTATAGAATAGATAAAGACACAAATAGAGCTATAGAAATTCAAACATTTATAGACGAAAAACAAACACTTAGAAAAAAACAACTAGAAGGAAATAAAGGTGGTTTTAATTTAACTTTTGCCAATGGACAAAAAGCAAATCAAAGTTTGTTAGAAAAAGTTCAGAATTTATTAAAAAGAACTGATACTACACAAAATCAAACAGAAAGTATTAAAGCTTTTGTAAAAGGTCAAAGTCTTAACGCACCAGGGCTTTCAAGTCCTATTAAAGTTACAGATGATATGTTGACTATAACTTACCCGACTGCAAGAGGTTCTGCTACAAATCAGCAATCCACGGGTGTTGGCCCTACAGATCCTAATTTTATTAATATTGACGATCAACCAGTCGTAACAATAAATATTCCTTTAAGTGAAGAAGATGGTGGAGGTACTAGAGAGTTTACATATGATTTATCTAATACAGAAGATATAGAACTATTTATGAAAGCACTTTACGGTACAACATCAGAAGGAGGTACAGACGATAGTCTTGTATATAAATCTCATATACAATATGTACAAGATCAAAGAATACGAAGCAGAAGAAATAGAACACCTAATGAATTAAATCCTAATTAAAATTAAATTATGTACGAAATAAACGGAAATCAATATAGTTTAGAAGATCTTCAGCAAGCAGCTCAAGAGTTCAACATGGGCTTTGAAGAGTATATGGAAAAAATGCAAGCTAAAGGCTTGACTGAAGTACAAGAACAAACTACTGATGAAAATTTTCAACAAGACGGTGTAGCGGGTGCGGATGCGCCGTCGGAAATGGGTTTAGGCCCAGTAACTGCGGCACCAAAGAGTATGGGCTTAGACTTGGAAACTTCTTTGTTGGATTTGTCAGATCCTGTTGAAGAAATAGAAACATTAACTCCTTTTAAACCTGGAGCACTAGACAAGCAAGAGATAGATTTAGAAAAAGAAAAAAGACAAAATCAAAAAACAAATAGAGCAACTGATGTTTTAGGTGTTAATGTTTGGGGTGATAGAACAGTTGAATCTAACACTAAAACAAACGAAGCTTTAAAGCAGATAGGCTCTGCAAGTAATAAAAGTGTTATTTTTGATTTTACTGAAAATCCTAATTTTAATGTTATGCAGGATTTTTCAAACATTACAGATCAATATATTACTGAATACGATGTAGATGAAAACTCTATTGATAGAGAAAACGATCTTAGAAAACGTTTTAACATGTCAGATATAGGTGATGGTTCTGGCTATGTTGCTATTGATTACGAAGATGGTGAAGATTTAAATAAAAAATACTCTGGACTAGAAACTTATTCAATAAGCGAGCTAAGAAGAATAAGAGAGCAAAAAATTTCTAATCAAGCTAAAGCAACACATAACTTAAACGTTGAAGGAGTATTAGATGCTGGTAAAGTTTTTTTAAGCGAAAATGAATTAGAGCTAGCAAATATAAATGATAAATTAAGAAATCCAGGTTCTTTAAGCAACGAGACTTTAGATGATTTAAAGAAAAAAGCAGTTGAATTATCAAACACAATAGAAGCTGGCGATAATTTATTAGATTATGAAACCGGTAATTTAGTTTCTTATGATAAAATGTCTGATAAATCTAAAGTTATTTATGAAAAAGCTAAAGATGTTGCTGAAAGCACAGAGCAAGAATCTATTGAAAAGCAACTGGTAAATGCTTACGCTAGAGTTGTTGGGTTGTCTGGTGATGTAAGTTCTATAGGTGAAAGTGGTATAAAATATAGAATGAGTTTACTCGAGAGAGGCGTTGAAGGTCTTTATGATTTAGTTATTCCTGAAAGCCGTTACGGCACAACTCTTTCTAGCGACATAGAAAACATTGGAGAAACAGTTAAAACAGGTAAAATACCTTCAGCAATAACAAAGCTACCAGGTAATCATCCTATAGCTACAGCTTACAACGCTGCTTTAGAAGATTATTTAATATTAAATAGAGCTTTACAGCTAAATAAAGATCCTTTAACAACTGAAGATTCTGCAGGAGAGGCTTTTATACAAGGAGTTGCTGATGCTTTTGGTGGAACTTCAGGTCAAGCTGTTACTAGAAACAGAGTTGCAATTAATAGATCTTTTGTTAGTTCAGCAGAACAAGCTGGCTTTAATATGGAGTCAGAAGAAGTATCTGGAGCTTTAGAAGAGACTATTGGAGAAATGGCTTTAGGCGGTTTTCCAGAACTAGCTAAGTTTGTAGGTGAAATTTATTTTACTAGAAAAATTAGTGGTAACATGTTTAACAAAGCTGGTAAGTTTGTAAAAGGAGCAATAAAAGGCTCTAAAATAGCAAAAAAAAGTAGATTAGCAGCTAGTAGTTTAAGAGTAGGTGTTAGTGCTTTAGAAGAAGTTGCTGTTTTTAAAGCAAGTACAGAACTCTTTGAAGGTGTAACTACGGCTCAAGGTAGCGCGAGAGGTTTTGATCCTAAATTTGCTGCTTCTTTAGGAGCAGGTGGAGAATTTGTTAAAATACTATCACAATCAAGTAGAGTAGGTAAGTTTATTAGTCCTTTTATGCAGCATATTAGTAAGTCTAAATTTGTTACTAATCAGTTAAACAGAGGCGTTGGAGCTGTTTCGGGCGCTAGTACTTTTGAGTTTGCTAAGTTTATGACAATGGAAGCTCGTGGTACAGCTCAAAGAGAATTTGATGCTGGACTAATAACAAGAGAAGAGTTTTTACAAAGACAACAAGAAGAATATGTTTTTAAACCTAAAGAGTTTATAGCAGAATTTTATAAGATGAGACTTTTAGGTGCAGCTCAACAGCGTAATCCATTTGCTACAAGTGGTATTGTAAGAGACATGCAAAATGATATTCTTCGTATGCAAAATAGACTAGTAGGATCTAGAAAAGCTGCAGAATATTTTTACGGTAAAGACAGTAAAAAATATAAGATTTATGAAAATACTGAATCTAAAGAGTTTGAAGGCGTATTAGATGATCTTTTTGAGCAAGCAAAGAAAAAACAAAAAGAAATATTAGATAATCCTGACACTGACAGAGAGCTTAAAAATCAACAGTTAAAAGAGCTAAATGATAATTACGAGATATTATCTACTCAAGCTGAAATAAGAATAGCTCAAGCTGAAATAAGAGCTAATAGAGCATCGACAAATAGATACGGTGACAAAAAATTTGCTACAGACGCTGAAATATACGTATTGTCTAGAAAAATAAAAAACGGATCTCAATTAACTGCTGCAGAGTCTGCTAAGCTAGCTAATGTTCCAGAAGGTAGAATGCTTTTAGATTTAGGTATAAAAACTGGGACAGATGAATATAGATCTATAAAAGGTGTTTTAGACAGAAACATAGCAATTAATAATGTTTTAAATTCTGTTGAATATAAGTCTTATAATGAAGCTGATGCTCAGGCTGCTTACAACTTTGTAAATAAAAAAGCTAATTTGTACTTTGAAATACAAAGACAAGAAAGTTTAGCTGTGCCTAGTAAAGATATAGCTGCATTAAAAAAAGAATACTTAGATTATCAAGAAGGTGGTGAGTTGTATAATAATCTGCAAAAGTCTTTAAATAGCACCGTTAAAACTCTTTACGAACAAGGTTTTGTTGAAGCTAAAGAAAGAGCTAAGCAGCTGGGTCAAGAATTACCTTTAAGCATTGAGACTCCGCAAGAGTTTCAAAAAGTATATAATGAAACTTTTCCAAATGTACCTCAAGATGTTACTAATAAGGTAGGATTTTTTGATCAAGCTAAGAATAGAAGAGTTGTAAACAAACAAAAAGCTTTAGAACAAAAAAGTATTGGAGACTTTATGCACGAAGATATGCACTTTGTTTTAAAAGGCTCTTTAAAAGATGCTAACAATAGAGTTACTCAAAGAGGTATAGAAGTAATTGACGGTATAATAGATGAACTAACACCTTCTCAAAGAAGATTATTCGATCAAGAGTTAAATGATAAATATGATACTTCCCAGCCAAAAGAATTTTGGTATGAAGAAAACTTAACTGTATTGAGTCAGCTTATAAAGCAGAAAAAAATAGAGTTTAGTGATAAGCTAGGTAATGGGCTTTCTAGACTTATACCTGCGCTTAGAAAATCTGGTTTTGAAAACTTAGAAGTAGACGCTAGCACGGGTAGAGATATGTTTGAAATGTTAAGAGGTTTTTCTGAAGGTGAAGCAAAAGTAATGCCAGCTGTTATTAAATTTATAGAAGATAATGCTGAAAAATCATTTACAGAAGTAGCTAGCAAAGAATCAGTAGAGTTTTCAAATGCTAGAAAAGAAACAGTAAATAGCCTTGGTGATCAACTATCTAGGCTTAAAGAGCAAAAAGCTAGCAGCACAAAAAACTTTGAAGATCGTATTAAAGAAATGGAAGCTCAAGGTAAAACTGAAGTAGCTAATAGGATGAGGGAAGCACTACAGTCTGGTGATTTTGGTGTTTCAAGAGAGCGTGAAGGTAAAATAATATCTGATATAGTAAATCAATACAATAAGACTATAGGAGATGTTGTTCTTAATTTAAGAAAGAAAAATCCTGAAATATTTAATACACCTACATATAGAAGAAAAGAGTTTTTAAATGAAGCAGGAACAGACTTAAACATGTCTAAAGTTATAGAGGCTATTACTGAGCAAACTAGGCCAGAGCTACTAAAGCACGTTTCTAGCTTTAATAAAGAGTTTATAGAATTAAGGAATGAGTTTAGATCTTCTTTGTCAAAAAGAGGACTAAGTGAATCTGAGATACAAAGTAGATTATTAGAAAAAGATAAAGAAGGTTATAAAAACAAAAAAGGAAAATTAGTTTTAGAAAACAATGATCTTGATGCTTGGGTAAATTCTTATTTAGTTAGAAAAATAGGTACTGCTACTGCTAAAAAAGACTTTAGAAAAGAAAAGTTTGAAGATACTATTGAAAGAGAAGATGGTACTGCTAGAGACTTTGAAGTTTCAGACAATATAGAAGATGCTATTGATTTAGGTTTTGAAAGATCTACTTTTGAAAAACCTACGTCTGTTATAGCACAAGAACTTACAATAGGTGGTAAGAAGTTTGTTGATCCAAAGCTTGAAGATTTTATAGAAACAAACACTATTGAAATATTTGAAGGCGAAAGGCCAGATGTTTTTGAAAGAGATTTTAAATTATTTTTTAAACAAGTCAGTCAAAAAAAGGCTTTTAAAACAGTAAAAAATAAACTACAGGATTTAAATAGTTTTTTAGAAGAAAATCATCAAACCTTGTTTGGTAGTAAAAATTTACCTATAGGTGTTTTAGTTCAAATAGAAAGAGAACTACCTGCTGAAAGTAAAATATTTACTAGAGCAAAAGAAGTTTTAACTACTCAAAAACAAATAAACGACGCTATAAATAGAGGCGAAGAGTTTTATGTTGAAAACGAAAAACAAGGGCCTACAATATACGAAAGATTAAAACCTACACCAGAGCAGGTTAGAGAGTTTTTTAATCCTCCAGCCATGAAGCCATCTAAAAAAGATCCTACTAAGATGGTTAGAAGCAGCTTAAAAGGTACTAGAAAAGATGCTTTTGTTAATGCAATAACTTTTACATTAGCTAAAGAAAAGTCTCCTAGCGTTATGAGAACGCTTGATATGAATAATCAACAAATAGCTAAAGCAGCTCAAAAGCTTATTGTAGATCCTAATATTGATTTTTCTGAAAGCGGAAAAGAACTTAAACAAGTTTTTAAAGAAAACGATGCCATACTTAAACAGCTACGTAATAAAAAAGAATCAATTGATCCTTTAATGCAAGATTTTGCAGAAGCTGGACTTCAAGCTATTGAAAATGGTATAAAAAACGGGCTTAGCAGTGAAAAAATTGTTCAAAATTTCTATAACGAAACTAAAAACTTATTAATTAATGATAAAAATAAATTAGAATATATACAAATAATTAATAAAAATTTAAGAAAAGGTAAAAGTTATGGAAATATTTTACTTGATTTAGAAAAATTAAGTGTTAGAGAAGTAAGACAATTTGGACTAAAACAAGCTGAAAATGAGCTGCAAGATATATTTTTAGATAGTAAAAGACTAGTAACTAGCGATAAAGAATTAGAGTTATTAGACGTTATTTCAAGAAGAGTATTTAAAGAAGAACTTAAAAACAAGCCTGGTTATTTACAAAACTATAAAAACTTAACTAGCGAACAAAAAGAAATAGTAGACATGTTAAAAGCACCAGTATCACTTTTTCCAACAAGAGTTGCAGGCGCAAAACAAGGGCTTAAAGATTGGATAAAACATAATAAAAGAAACTTTACTACTTTTGCTGCCAATAAAAGAATTAGTGACAGAAATGCTTTTGCAAGAAAAATGTTTGGTGAAATATATACAAATTTGAATGCAAAACAACAAAAACAAGTTAGAAAAAAAGTGCCTGCTTATGATTATGACACTACTAATGAAAGTTTTTTAATAAATACAATAAGAGTCCAAGCAAAAGAAGCTGGTTTTAGTTTAGAAGATTTAAATATAAAATTAGTTACAATACCTCGAGGAAAATTTATAACAATTGACGGTAAAAGAATAGGAGGAAATTTACCAGAAGGATTTATAAAAGAAAACTTAACATTCGATGGTGTTATTAGAGATGCTTTAATTGCAGAGTCAGCGCAAAATAGAGAATATATATTAGAAAGAGTTAATTATTTAAAAAACATAGGCCAAAAAAATGAAGCAAAAGCCTTTTTAAAATTTCAGTTTACAGACACTAATGGTTCCGGAAGAAGTTCAAGTGATATAGGTTTTCAAATGCTGGGCCCTAATGGAAGAATTTTAAAAGGTAGAAATGAAGTTGTTTTAGAGCATAATCCTCCTGTAAAAATGTTAACAGAAAAAGGTTATGATTTTGTAGATGGAAAAATAACTCTTGAAGAGTATGAAGATTATTTAAAAAAATCTAGAAGACACGTCGTTAGTAAAGAATTTGATAATATACTTAAAAAAACAGGTTATAAAGAGACAGGTGAAGCAAGTGAGAGATTTGGAACTCCTGAAGCTATAGAGTATTTTAAAATGATTGGCGAAGAAAGAGTACTTTATCCAGAAGAGTATAGCGTAGATTTTAGTAATGCTAAAGATAATAGACTAAACAAAACTTTTAACGACATAATCGAAAGATCTAGAGGCATTGCTTCTAATCGCGTTGTTTCACAAACAGAAGCTATAATGGAAGGTAAAAGCAAGGGTCGTTTTGATATATTTATAAGACCTCAAGCTGAAGACTTTGTAGGTCTACTTTATAAAACATTAGGCAGAGGCAAGCAAGGCGATGCTGATATGGCGTTTTACAAAAGAAACTTACTAGATCCTTTTGCTAAAGCTATAGCTAATATAAGCGCTGATAGAATATCTTTGTTAAGTGATTATAAAGCAATAGTTAGTAATTTAAAAGTGCCAAGTGAAAAAGGTATAAAAGGTGTGTTTAAAAAATCACCACTAAAAAAGCAAGTTGGTGATACTGGCTTTACAGCAGAACAAGCTGTAAGAGCTTATGTTTGGACTAAGCAAGGTATGGAAATACCAGGGCTTTCTGAAAGTCAACTTAAAAAGTTGTTGACGCATGTTAAAGAAAATAAGCGCTTAATAACTTTCGGTAATCAGCTTATAAGAATAAACAAAGGTGATGGTTATGTTAAGCCTGGTGAAAATTGGTTGAGCGGTACTATAGGTACTGATATACTAGAAGGACTTAATACAACTAAAAGATCTAAGTACTTACAAGAGTGGCAAAAAAATGTTGATGTTATATTTTCACCTGATAATTTAAACAAACTACAAGCGGCTTACGGTAAACCATATGTTGACGCTATGAAAAACATATTACGCCGAATGAAAACTGGTAGAAACAGAGTTGCAACAGGCGACACAATAACGCAAAGGTTTACAGACTTTATAGCTCAAGCTACAGGTTCTATAATGTTTTTAAATAGTAGATCAGCTGTACTGCAGACTATATCGTCACTTAATTTTATAAACTTTGGTGACAATAATATATTTGCAGCAGGTAAAGCTTTTGCTAATCAAAAACAATACTGGAAAGATTTTACAAAGCTTTTTAACTCAGACTTCTTAAAAGATAGAAGAGCTGGACTTAGAATAAACGTTATTGAAAGAGATATTGCTACAGCTGCTGGAAAAGGCGGGATAAGAGGTGTTACAGCTAGATTGTTACAAGCTGGTTTTACACCTACACAAATAGCTGATAGCTTTGCTATTGCCGCTGGTGGATCTACGTTTTATCGTAATAGAATAAAAACTTACGAAAAAGAAACAGACGTTAATGGTAATAAAATATATACCAAAGAGCAAGCAGAGCAAAAAGCTTTTCAAGATTTTAGAGAAAACGCAGAAAATTCTCAGCAGTCTAGTAGACCTGATAAAATTAGCGCAGAACAAGCTAGCGGTTTAGGAAGACATGTGCTTGCTTTTGCTAATACGCCTGCTCAGTATGCAAGAATAATAAAAAAGTCTGCTCTTGACCTTAAAAATGGCCGAGGAGATGCAAAGACTAATATATCTAAGATAGTTTACTATACTTTTGCACAAAACGTAATATTTAATACTTTACAGCAAGCTATATTTGCTACAGCATTTGACGATGATCTTGAAATTACAGAAGATAAAACTATAAACTTAGCTAATGGTATGGCAAATTCTATACTTAGAGGTATGGGTGTATATCCTTCTGTTTTTGCTGCTTTTAAAGATGCTGGTATTAAATTATATACTGAAAGTAAAAAGAAAAGACCAGAGTATGAAAAAGCTGCAATACAATTATTAAATGTCGCACCTCCGCTTGGATCTAAATATAGAAAAGTTGCTGGTGGATTAAAAGGTTTTAGTTATACTACTCCTGAAGCTATTTTAGAAAAAGGCATTACTTTAGATAATCCAGGAATTAGAGGAGCTGCTAGAGTAATAGAAGGTACTACAAACTTACCTACAGAAAGAACCTTGCTGCTAATGGATCAAATACAAGGAGCTATGGATCAAGATCTTGAGTACTGGCAAAGAGCATTTATAGGAGCTGGTTGGCAAGACTGGCAGCTTGGTATTAAAGACGAAGAGCAACAACAAGAATCTTCCGGTGGATTTAGATTAAGAAAATACAAATTAAAAACTTATAAAATAAAATAGTTATGCCAAAAGATGCATGTTATCACAAAGTAAAAAAAAGATACAAAGTGTTCCCATCAGCTTATGCCAGTGGTGCTATAGCTAAGTGCCGTAAGGTCGGTGCTAAAAACTGGGGCAATAAAAGTAAAAAGAAGTAATGGCTGTTAGAAAAACAAAGTCTGGACTAGCTCTTAAACGTTGGTTTAAAGAAAAGTGGAAAGACGAAAAAGGTAATCCTTGTGGATCTGCTAAAAACAAACGCACAAAAGTTTGTAGACCATCAAAGTCTGTAAGTAAAGATTCTCCAAAGACTTGGGCTCAAATGAGTAAAAGCGAAAAATCAAAAGTTGTAAAAGCTAAGAAAAAAGTTGGTATGGGGAAACGTAGA